ACGTCTCAAATAGAGACAGGTCATACTTGACCTCCATACTTAAATTGTATAAGCAGTGAAATGCTGCTATCTCTGAAACACAAAGGTTATACAGAGAAAGTCCCATAAAGGAGACTGGTTCACCCATAAAGGAACCACACAAGTGCCGCTTGGACACCCGACCTGAGGGTAGCTTCGCATGAAGCTGATGGTCTAACATGACCATATTCCGTAAGGAATGTAGGGGATGCCCCCTTTGGATGCCGATGCCTGGAAGGGCTTCGCTCCAAATGGCCTGTAATAGGTCATGCGGAATCAGGTCTGTTGCCTGACTCAGATCGGTACTAATAAAGTACCACTTTCGATTGAAAGTCTTTCCTTTAATCAACTTAAGGAAATCCCACAATATGTAGGAGCTCGTGAGACCCAATCCACACCGTCCATCTGACCCAATGGACTCTGCGATTGGATGCCGCAAGAGAGCTTGTAACACTGTTACGAACGCACAGTTCTTGGTAAGACACCTGGCCTTCCAACCAGGTTCTTCCAAAGCCATAAAGGCTGCCGGCACTGGCCGGTCCTGGACCCAAGTTTTGGGCCCAGATTCGCGAAATATCGCGAGGTTCGGGCAAAGAGGTACCACTTCTTTACCGTCCTGGTCAACAAAATGACCATAAGCCAGGGCTTCTGAAAAAGCCCAGAGCGTGACAATGTCACCCAATGTCTCATTGTAAAAAGGAGCATTGATGTCACCGAGTAAATCGATGACTTCCCTATTATAGGGAAAGCCACCATGCGGATTAGCATGTGGCAAAGACCACTGTCTTCCGCCGTTAACGCGGGGGTCGAGAAAACACCCGCGATAAGCGAAGAAGCCGAAGATTAAAGGCCTTCGAGCTCCTAGTGCGGGCAGACTATAGTCTGCAGGTGCAACCTCAAGAGGTTTACCTAGGTACTTTTGTAACCTACGGTGATTCACCGTCCATGTGATCGATTCGTCGAACACAATACGACCAAAGGGGTCGTATCCCTTGGTAGGGAGAAGAGGGATACCCTCTAGAACATCGTCAAATGATGTTCGGAGGAGGCGATTCACCTCCTCGACGACATATGCTGCCGTCCCGCCTTCTTCGGTTGTCTTCTCGAAGCAGGCGCTAGCATTAATGCTACAGTGGGTAACCACTGGAGCTCTTTCCATCCGGCGCGTTACTCGCCGCGCCGCGACACGAAAGAGGTCAATCCAATATGGATCGGTCCTTACCTCAGTGGTGAGGAGTTTGAAGGTCTTCTCTGACGCAGCCTCTGCTATTGGGGCAGATGCTGGTGGAAGAGCCCGACCAAATCCACTCATCGTGGATAACGCATGAACGTTTATGAGCGATGGCTCAAGGGACCAAGGTTCCCTAAACTCTTTGAGAGTTCCGCCAAACCAGCTGAGACGCTGGTTATCAGGCAATGCCCCAGGTAGGGCATCTATGGTCCGAGGCTTCTCGGTCTGAGCTGAAAAAACACCATAGTAG